CTGAAAGACTTTTTGCTAAAACAAAAAATGTTGTAGGTAAAGGATCTCAAACTCAACCGAGGCAACAAAAGATACAAGATATGGCTCAACCAGAGGTGCCAACAAATTTAAGTATTGGAGGCGCGTTACAAGGTCTATTTGGAAATCCAGCAAACTTAATATCTGAAGCCGAAAGAGATATAGCTGGTAGAGTCTTATTTCGTCCTATAGTAGAGCAAGAAGGCTTGCTTAGAAATCTACTTAATCAAGCACCACCAATCACAAGGGAGAGTGCTAGAGATAGACTTAGATTTGATTTGACGGCTCCCGGCATGGGAGGAGATGTTTTTCGCGGCATTCAATTTGGTTTGATGCCAACATTAATAAATAGACCTAATGAATAATTACGCACCAAGCTCCCTTCTAGGGCAAGCACGCCCATCTGATACTAATAATGCGACTTTATACACTGCGTCGCTTAAAACGGAAATTGGGCGCATTATAATAGCAAATACAAGCGGTTCTGCGGCTACTTTTAGGCTCTTCCATGACCAAGGTGGCTCGACATATGACGAGAGTAACGCCTTAGCTTTTGATGTTTCAATAGCTACTGGAGCTATTAACGATGCACTGCAAAGTTTTCAAATGGGAAATGGTATTACCCTAGCTCCAACAGATACGTTAGGTATTCGTTCATCGGTAGGAAATGCTCTTACCTTTACCATTTATGGCGTAGTGTCAGACGCACGATGATTTTTAACGCAGTCGATTAATTCTTGTTTAGAATATTGAATCTTACCCATAAATTTATATTGAGTAATATTATAACTCTCGCGATGATTTCTAAATTGACTTAAAGAAACATTAAGAAATGCCGCCGCATCTTTTTCTGTCAAAAAAACCTTATCTTGTTTAATAACATGGCTCAATATTTCATTAAGGCGTTTTTCAATCGCCTCAAAAAATACTTTAAGTAGCGTATAATCTACTATTTTCATCGAGGGAAATCCATTGGAAAATCATCATCTGCAATAAAGCCATCATCCCCAGTTTCTAGCTTTTCAAGGGTTACACAATTAAAACTGGGAAATATTGTTTTTAACCATTTACCTTCTTTTTTATTTTCCTTGCCAGAATAAAATGCTTCAAAACGTACCTTGTCACCTTCGACTACTCTCGCATCTTCTAAAATACTAATTTTATCATTCCAAAAAGACAGCGGTACGGCTTTTTCGTGCTGAACGTCCAACTCCACATTAATTTCCTGTTTCATATTACTATTCTTAAAATGTTGAACATCCCAAATTTTAGTAATAGTTCCATAGCCTTCCAATTTTTCATGAATCATAAGTCTCTCCTATTTAAATTTAAAATATGGTTTAGTTGTCTGTTCTTTTGAACGGTAATTTTCTATATCAAAATCTTTTGGTAAAAACTTCTCAATATCCTTAAAAGCAGTATTCCAATTAATGGTTCCTTTCTTTTTTTGTTCAGCAATCAAGCTAACTTGAGGATGCCTAAATTTAATGCCGCGCAAGATATTTATTGAATTTTTAGCGATTTCATCATAATCAGATTTAGCTTGATCTAGTATTTGTTTTGCATGAATAAGAGATTGAACCTGTTGGAGTTCTTTACCTTCTAAATTATTCTTAGAAAGTTTTACAAGTTCAAAATTTGGTTTCTTCATTAATTCATTAAACTCTGACCAAGCGTTTAGTAAAACAGCCTGTTGTTGATAATCGGCTTCAAACCAAATAAATTTAATTGTTTTTAAATCAGGATATAAAACCGTAAACAATGCTCTTTTACAGCCAGTAACATACATTCCATGATGAAGTTGAAATTGATAATGTTCTGGAATTTTATTTTCTTCAGCTAATTTTATAGTTTCACTTTTTGGTGAAAGCGGACATTTTATTTCTAAATAAATGTTTCCGTTTAAACCATCCGGTGATGCAAGCATTTTATCTTTTACACAAATTTGAGGAGTAAATTTTGAGCAAAATTCATTCTCAACCATGTCTCTCGCTTTAGACTCATGTTTTTGCCCCCAACTAACAGCCTCTTGATAGTAAGGAACAGTAAGCAAACCTTTTTTTACAAGAGCTAACTCTTCGCGATTATAAGGTTGAAAAGGTGAAATATTCATAACCGCCGAGGCTTCGGATGCACACCAGTAATTTTTTCGAATCTTAAAATGCTCATCCGAGTTTGGTTCTACATCAAGTACTTGCATTTTTCTCCTCCTGAATTTCTTTTATTTTCTTTACTGTCTTCAGATACGTAGATTCGAGAATATCTTCAAACCTATCAACTTTATAATGATTTAAATATTGATCGTGAGTCCAAGGCTGAAGGTCTAATAACTCTTTCAAATTTTGAATTTGTTTTTGAGTTACTTTTTTTTGCAAAGATGTTTTTGGCTCAGGTTGATTTTGATCGTCTGCCTTATGATCAATTAAATCTTTTTCCGGGTCATCTCCAGTTTCAAGCATAAAAGTTTGAAGGCATACATATTTTTTTGCATAACTTACAGCCTTGCCAACTCCTTTGTCCTGATTATCAATACCATAACCAACGAACGTGCTTTCAAATTTATCGGATGGGTTGTCAACATTAACAAAACTAAACTTCATATCTATCTCAGTTCTGTTACCGTTTTGTATACGGTTAACCACAGAAGGAATCAGATTAACTCTATATTTTACTAACAAAGGTTGGATGGCTCCCGCTACAGCATCGTGAGACACAAATGTATATTGACCGTTAACTTTTTTTTCTTCCTTCTTAATGTAATGAAGTTCGCTCATAATTGCATTTATTCGTTCATGAATACTAGCATCTGCATCAAGTTCGATTTCCTTTACGTCTTTTTTTTCTTCAGTCATTAGCAGTACCCCCTACTTTTATATTTTGATAAGCGTTTTCAAAATCATTTTCAATTTTTGGTTGATAATATTCTGTTAACTTTTCCAACAAGTTTGTATGCAAGTTTTCAAATGCACTTGATGTTTCTTTAATATTAGAAATATTTTCGGTATCACAATGTATTGCGAGACCAACAACTACTGCTAATGATAAAGTTATCGGATTTTTTGATGAGGTTCCTTCCATTGCTTCAAATTGTTCATCAGGACTTCCACACATCCATCTAGCAAAGATTAAAGTTTTTTGATTAAAAAAAGTGAGGTCAGAAAAACTCATACCTCTCGCAACAAAATGCTCAAGGTCATCTTCATAACTTAATTCTAAACCTTCTTGTAACTCAGATTTTCGTAAATCATTTTTATCAAAAAAATCTTTTAAATATTTATTTGTATCTGCAAATTTTTTATAACTAACACTTCGACTCATAATATCTCTCCAAATTTATGACAAGCCTCTATGTTATTATAAAATACTATAATGTACAATATATTTTATTTATTTTGATTTTCATGTTAATTCTGCTAGGATGTTTCATGTGGAACATAAACTAAAAAGGAGATCCAAATGCAAATCAAAGGTAGAACTATAAAAGGCGAGCAAGAATTAGATTTATTTATTAAAGAAACGATTCAGGTTCATCTAATGAATTTACGTCATGAGGTTTTTGATTATTTAATTCCTTGCGCCGGGTTTGACCCTCGAGCCCCGGAAGCAAAAGAAATACTCAAGAAACATGAGCAAACAGAAATTAGTGATGTTGAATACCATTTAATTGAGAAATCTGCCAGACAAGTCTTAAACAAACTTATAAAAGGGCTGGAAAACCAAACAGGGTTACAGCATAAAGCTCTGATTGCTGAACATGAAAAAAACAATCATTGATAATTTTATAAGGCGAGGGGGAATTTCCCCCCTCGTAGGGGATGTAAATGGCAATAAAATATCTTAATTTTGCATGGGATCAGCAGAACCTAACGCAATGTCAAAAACTAGTTTTTTTATCACTTTGTGATCAGGCTGATGAAAATGGTAAGTCTTTCCCAAACGTTAATACAATAGCAAGACGCGCAGTCTGTGATGTACGCTCAGTTTATAATTGTTTAAACGTATTGAAGAAAAGAGGACTGGTTAGGGTTGTGAATAAAAAAGGTAGAAGTTCGGATTATTACATAACAGGGTTGACCTCTGAATCTGTTGCATACCCCTCTGAAAATATTTCAGACCCTACCCCTGAATTAAATTCACCCATAACCACCAATACTATTAACCATCATAAAACCAATAATTGCACGTTTAAAAAAGAAGCAATTAAAATCATAGAGTTTTTAAATGAAATGTCGGGAAAAAATTTTAGAAAAGTAGAAACAAACTACAAGCCAGTCATTGCATTGCTGAAAGATGGATTTAGTTCAAACGATATAAAGAATGTAATAAGAAGAAAATCAAGAAGTGATTTCAAAGAGGGAGAATGGAGAAAATATCTTAGACCGGAAACGTTATTTAGAAAATCAAAATTTGAAAGTTATTTTGCAGAAATACCTTTAGAGGAGACTAAAGATGAAATGTCCTGATTGCGAAAATGTTTTGAAAAATCCAAACAAATGCGAAGTGTGTTTGTGGGAACCTTTGATTAAACAACAGGAAGTGAAAGTAAAAGAAATTAGAAAGTGTAAGGTATGCGAAAGAGTTACGCGGCTTGGTATGAGTCAAACCGGGGGTATGATTTGTGATCATTGTCGTGCCAAAGATGAAACCGAATGGGATTGGATGGATATAAAATTAAATCAAATATCAAAGTCTAATTCTGAAAGACCGGATGATATTGGAAAAGCATTTCGAGTTATGCTTGATGAAGATTCACCTGATGATTTAAAAAAACGTGCTGGAAAATTTGTGTTGTCAAAATATAAGTTAAGAGTTTAAAATGCCTTTACCTAATTTAAAAGATGTTGAAAAAGCGTTGGAGTTTTTAAGTGAGACAGATGATAAATACGCTGAGGCTCATGCGAAAGATTCGTTATCAAAAGAATGGTCTAAGATTGTTAAATATGAAAATTTACCTGAAGATGGTACGATCCTTTCTCGCGAGGCTGAAGCATACAGTTCCGAAAACTATAAACAGGCTTTGCGTGAGGAAGAGCAAAAAAGATACGACAAAAAAAAATTAGAGTTGCAAAGGGAAAATGCAACGCTGGTTATTGAAGTTTGGCGATCTATAAATGCGAATCAAAGGAGAAGTTAGTGGGGATAAAGCGGGATGCGGCAGATAAACATTTTTCAGATTGTGTAAGAGAAAGAGCCGAATGGACTTGCGAATATTCTGGACTGGTTGATCCAGATGGTCAAGCAAGAGGCGTTTCTAGAATTATGGAGTGCGCGCACATTTACGGACGTAGAAACAAAAATATTAGATGGCATCCTTTTAACGCTTTTTGTTTAAGCCACACCGCTCACAGATACTTGACTGAAAATCCAATGGAGTTTTCAACCTTTGTAAAATTAAAATTGGGCATAGGTCAATATGATTTATTGTTGGAGAGAAAAAATGACTTGTCGATTAAATATTCAAAAGAAGAACGAAAGAAAAAAATTCCAGCTCACTATCGTGAAGAGTTCAAAAGATTACGAAAACTTCGAGAGCAAGGAACAACCGGAAGGATTGAATTTATTGGATACGACTGATTCTAAACAATTACTTGCAGACTGGGCTAAATGGATGGCGAGCGCAAACGGCTATCCTAGAAGCACTACAACTTGGAGACTTGCAAATGCTCCCGGAGAAGATAATTTTGAATCTCGAATACCTTCCGGTGTAGTGCCGCCGCGCAGATTTGAAAGATTAGAAAAACTTTTTAATGAGCTGTTACCTGAGAAAAGGTGGGGTGAAATTATTAGCACCACCAAAAAGTTTTATCTAACCTCACTAGAAGAAACTTCTTCAGATTTAAATATTTCTAAACGTACTGTTTACGATAGAAAGAAACAAGCCGAGGAAGTTATACAGAAACGTCTGTTTCGTTGATTTTACTGTAATGCCGCATTACAAGTTTTCGGCATATTAATTTAAACCTGTCAGCGTAGTCTTTTGGGATTTGCACGGTGATTTTTATGATCCCTTGCTTCGCTTTACGGTCTTGATAATTTTTCACATTAATTTTATTCATCATCTCCCTCCAAATACCAGATAACAATTAATGCAATAAAACAACTGCCGCATATAAATAAAGTTTTCCAAACGTCAACTGTGTATTCCATTACTTTTCTCCTTTTAAAATTTATTCTTGTCCAAACATGATTTAATAATTCTTGCTAACTTCCCGATTAATGTGACTGTCACAGAATTACCTGATTGTTTATATAGTTGACCGTTTGATGAATCTTTCGGAAGTTTAAAACTCTTTGGAAAACCTTGTAATAAAAAACATTCTTTTGGTGTAAGTTTACGAATGCCATCATCTGTGAGTATTAGTGGAACATTATGACCTCCTGTTCCCATATTTGCTGTCAGTGTTGGACACAGTTGACTTTTGTTTTCACGAACATACTGTCTCCTCCACTGATAAAAAGTATCTTTAGATTTTATAATATTCACTAAATCTTTATACATATACTTATCTTCTCTATAGAAATATTTTTCATCAATATTTTTTTCTAACAAAGTTCTAAAGTCTGTTTTTTTCCTAACCTTTTTAGGAGGAAATAACATTCTAAACTCTGTCGTCATAGGTTGTGATGTATCTAAATAAGCATCTCTACCCTCACGGAAACAAATAATGAATGTTCTTTCTCTATTTTGAGGAATTAATGTATATTCGGCGGTATTCAAAACATGACTAAATACACAATAATCTCGACTTTCTAATTCTTCTCTCAATATTTTTAAAGTTCTACCATTGTCATGAGTCGCAAAGTTTTTGACATTTTCTAGAAGTAATACGTTGGGTGGATTATCAAATTCGTCAATAAGTCTAAGAATTTCAAAAAAAAGATTGCCTCTTTCATCTTGCAATCCTTTTTGATAACCTGCAATAGAGAATGCTTGACATGGAAAACCACCGGTCATTATGTCTACAGGTTCTAATTCTGAAGCGTTCAATTTATGGATATCTTTTAAAATATACTTATGCTTATGGTTTAACTCATAGGTTTTAGAACAGTTGACATCGTTATCATTTGCCCAGCATATATCAAAACCTTGGTCTTCAAATCCAAGTTCAATACCACCTACTCCAGAAAATAATCCACCTACTTTATACACGGGTTTTTTGTCCCTTTGCTTGTTTGTTATAAAAATCATCGACGTATTCATCAATAGAATCATCAATGATATCTGATACCTTTTGAAATTTTTTTTCAGATTCTGGATATTTGGTTTCGTCAACTTTTTCGCCACCCAAGTATCCAGATAAAGCAAAATCCGGTAAATGAGAGTAAGTTCTTAGCTCCTTGCCAATACAAATATAGCCACCCTCACCATGCCTACCATAATCTACTTTTTTTAAATGAAAATTCTGAGAGAAAAGATTTCTTTTTAAAATATCATAAAAATTTTGATCAGCATCTGGATCTATAATATCGTCACCAAAAGTAAAACTACCACCAAATTTTATCTCTACAGTGTTCATTAGCCATCTCCTTTAATTTTAAATGTGGGCGGGTTGCCCCGCCCTGTTAGTTACCTCATCCAATGATAGTGTATGATGCAAAACCATCTGCCCATTCTTGGTCACTGTCTATATAACGTTGCACTACTGTAGGTATAGCTGGCAATCTTGTTTTTGCATAAACAGTTTCTCCGTCGCAGTCCCAACCGTGCCGCAAAATAAAAATATGCCCTGATTTGGCTCTTGTTCTGATCTTATCTGCAAACCGTTGCTTCTGTGCTAGTAAGTCATCATTCCGATGAATCTGTTTGCTTTTCACTAATTCTTTCAGTAATTTTTTTTGTTGTTTATTCACTTTTGTCTCCTTAAGTTTATTGTAAATTTTTCTCCTTACCCCCCTTATTATACATATATGTCTGGACATAGCAAGCACTATTTCAATTATTTTTAATAAAAATTGTATTTCTTGCAGAAAAAAGGCATACTTATGGTAATTTAGGATTGATGCGCCTATGAAAAGCAAATATTTCAAACACCACGAACTAAAATGTAAATGTGGTTGTGATAAGTGTTTGATTCAAAAAGATTTTTTAGAAAAGTTAGATGATTTGAGGGAATCTATGGATATGCCGCTTATCATCACTAGTGGCTATAGATGTCCTGAACATAACGAAAAAGTATCATCATCCGGGCGAAATGGCTCTCATACCACTGGGCGGGCGGTAGATATTGCAGTCAATCGTAAAGATGCATATTTACTTTTGCAATATGCTTTCCTTAAAAAATTTACCGGAATCGGCGTAGCCCAAAAGGGAGCTGGCAGATTTATTCATTTAGACGATTTAGAATCATTAAACAGAGGGGTTCGCCCCACTGTATGGAGTTATTAAAATGCTTGGAGAGGCTGTAATTGGCGTAGCTGGCAAGGTTTTAGATAAATTTGTCGTTGACAAGGATCTCAAGCTAAAACTTGAACACGAGCTAAAAAGAGAGCTTCACGACGCAAATCTGGCGCAGATTGAAGTAAATAAAGAACAAGTCAAGCATCCTAGTTTATTTGTCTCTGGAGCGCGTCCAGCAATAATGTGGATATGCGCTTTGGGTTTATTTATGTCGTTTTTTATAATGCCGCTGGCTGAGTGGATGACTGCGATATGGTATCCAGAAGTTAGACTCCCAGACTTAAATACAGGCGAATTAATGACTCTGACGCTTTCACTGCTAGGTTTAGGTGGTCTAAGGTCTTTTGAGAAGTCTAAAGGCGTGGCAAGAGATAATTTACGCAAATGATTGAATATCGCGGCGAAAAGTTTAGTAAGTACAACAAGCCTAAACGAACTCCGGGTAAATCTAAAAAATTTGCTGTTTTAGCCAAGCAAGGTGATGAGGTTAAGTTAATTAGATTTGGCGACCCGAACATGAAGATTAAAAAAAATCAGCCAGCTAAACGCAAATCATTCAGGGCTAGACACAAGTGTGACTCCAGCCCACCATCAAAACTAACAGCTCGCTATTGGAGTTGTAAAAATTGGTAGAAGCAATTAACACACAATTGGTGGTTGTAGATAAAAAGCCTTTAGTTGAAGTGCAAACAGAGCCAAAAAAAACAGAGGTTAAAAATGTAAAAAGTAACAATAAGGTGGATATTTTAGTATGAAAAAAACAGTAGACGCACCAAAAGGATTTCACTGGATGAAACATGGAAAAGGTTTTAAATTAATGAAAAATCCAGAGGGAGGTTACAAACCGCATAAAGGTGGTAGTTTAAAGGCTTCCTTTGAAGTACAAAAAGTTCATGCCCGTAAAAAATGAAAAAGCATAAAAAGCATATTGAAGCACCGCAAGGCTTTCACTGGCAAAAACATGGTAAAGGTTACCAGTTAATGAGAGACCCCGCTGGCGGCTTTGTTAGACACGCTGAAGCAAGTAAGAAAGTTCCTTTTCTGAAAGACTATAAAATTATTACAATCGAAAATAATTTATTTGTTAAACCAGTCGAGCTTAAAAAGGTGCAAGAGTGCCAGTAAGAAAAGTTAAAGGCGGTTATAGATACGGTACAACAGGTAAAGTTTACCGTTCTAAAAAGAAGGCGGAGAGGCAAGGGCGAGCTATCGAAGCAAGTAAAAGACGGCGTAAAAAATGAGAAAATTTAGAAGGGTTGCCAAAACTAAAAAAGGCACTCCTAAAAAATATTTATCCGGTGCAAAAAACCCTAAAGCAAAAGAAGAAGAGATTAAATCAACTGCGGCAAAATATAAACGTGGTGAGTTCATAAACATTAAAGAGGTATCTAAGTCTCGTGCCAGCCAAAGCAAAACCAAAAGCAAAACCAATAAGCGCAAAAACAAAAGCCGCACTTCAAAAAAAGGCAGATAATAGCCGTTTTACTTACGGTCAATTAGCAAAAGTGTATCGTAGGGGTCAGGGTGCTTATCTCAGTAGCGGAAGCAGAAACGTTCCAATGGCGGCATGGGCTATGGGGCGTGTAAACAGTTTTATTTCTGGGAAAGGCGGAGCTAGAAAAGCTGACGCTGACATTTTGAGAAAGAAAAAAGCATGAAGAAAAATGTTGAGCTTGCTCTTAAGATTTTACAAGGATTAGATGTAGGAGATAAACATCCTATACAAAGCTACGCCCAGAACTTTGCTTTCGAAGCGGCAATGAAAGAAGCTAATAAAACAACCAAAGCATTTGATTTGCATTTTGATTACAACAAGGCGCAAGTAAACGTAGAAAGGTTAAAATAGTCTTTTTTCGGTAACGAATTGCTAGTAATAGAGATATTTTTAAATTCAAATTAGACGTAATAAAAGGGCAGAGTATGCCAAATAATAAATTTGTACCAACGGACGAGCAAAAACGAACCGTAAAGAAGATGGCTGAGGTTGGAATACCTGTAGACCAGATTTGTAAATGCATTATTAATCCAAACACTTCCAATCCAATATCTAAACAGACGATGTATGATAACTTCAGGCACGAGTTAGAAACAGGTATGATTGAAGCTAATACATCGGTTGCACAGTCACTGCACCAACAAGCAGTTGGTGGTAACGTATCGGCTGGTATATGGTGGACAAAAGCAAGGATGGGTTGGTCTGAAACAAAAAACCACGAGATTGATGGCGCGGTAAATATTAATTTATCTTGGGATGAAATGCCGGAAGATTATTAGGAAAAATAACATTGAATCCATTTAAAGAAAATATCAGCAATCGTCTAGCCATGATGAATCCAAGCCAGACAAATCAGCCAAATACTGCACAAGCAAGGATTGGTCGTGGATTACAAAATTATCTAAGTGTTTTAAGAAAAACTTTTCCTCCAACTAATCCTTATGGTCAGGCACTTGAGGATTTCTTTCTAAGTGGACTGGAGGATATGTCAGGACAAATGGCAATGGGTAATCCGAGGGCAGTTGTAGGAGTTCCGCCACAAACAGGTCTAGGTGTTACTCTTAATTTGGCTGGCGTACCTTTGATAAATACTTCCTTATTTGATTTAGCTGATGTTACGCCACTAGGAACAGCAACAAAAGCGGCAACTGGGGTAGCAAATCTTGTTGCACCAGCTTTAGCTGGATTAGGAGTTTATGGAGTTAATCGACAACTAAAAAACTTATTAGACATTGATGACAGCACTACAGCAGAAAATGTCGTAGAGGCAATGGATCAAGGAATATTAGGAGCAAGATTAGCAACTGATCCAGAAACAAACGTTATGATGACTACACCAGCTAAAACTGTTGGCGCAAAATTTGATCCTCCTGATAGGTTAGGTTTTCGGTCAACTGTTAAAGATGTTCTAAAAGCTGATAACTTTCCGAACAGCGGCACACCGGAACAAATAGAAGCGGCATTTGGGCAAAAGGGTGGTTTGCCGCAAGCAACGTTAAATCAAATTGGAAATCGACAGGTTGACGAGGAAGAATTAAAATTTTTAGGCATTACTGATTTAATTGAAGATGCTAAAGCAAATAATAGAAAAGTTACGAAAGAAGATATTAATAATGCAATTGCTAGGAATGAGCATCAATATAATTTTAGAGAAGAAATATTAGACTTTGATCCGGGAGATGCATTTGAAGCAAATGTATCAGAGCCAAGAATTTTAGATTATGAAGAGAGTTTCGGTCGAGACAATCTTGATGCTGACATAGAATATGAAGTTAAAGAAAATTTTTCAGAAGAATTATCGGATCTTGAAGAAAAATTTGATTTAGAAGAAATTGACACAAGTGAATATGATGATGGAGTAGCAAGATTATATGCAAGGGCAGAAGATGCTATTTTAGAAGCGTATAATGAAGATCCGGTTACAATAACTCGATTACTTGATAATGATGGCGAAGATCTTCCGCTATATATCATAGGAAGTGAGGGAACAGGATATAGCATCAGGAGAGGCGGCGATTTAGTTGAAGAGAGTGAAACTATCGGAGATGTCTACAGTACTTTTAACGAAGCAGAATTACAATTAAGAAACTTAGGTTTCGAAGATTATGAAATGTATGATGAGCTTGGTGGTCAAAGATATCGTGATTATATCATTGAAGAGGATATTGGGGCTGGCGAAGATCAATTAGATAATTATAGAGAAATAGTTGTACGCTTACCTTACGAGGCTGGGGGAAATATTGGTAATCATTATGGCGATGATGTAGCTTATCATTATAGGGTTTCAGATAGAGATTTAGATGGGGAAAATGTTTTATTTGTTCATGAAATTCAAAGCGACTATGCCCAAACGGGTGCTGGTAGGAAGCCTCGATTAAAAGTTTTTCCTGAGGATGAAGCGACTGAGGGTGGCTATAAACAGATTCTTAATTTATTAAATACTGATTACGGAATAACTAAAGGTCAGTTAAAATTAGGTTTGAGCAGATTTAACAGCGAAGAGGCTAATGCGGCAAGAAGTCAGATTATTGACAAATTATTTGATGTAGAAAAAGATATTGGCGATAAAATGCTTGGAGAATATTTTGATGACATTCCTGACAATTTAGTGTCTGCATTTAACGTACAACCTAAGGAAAGGGCAATTCAAAGTTCAACTTTAGCAATGCAAGCTGATTTGAGAGCTGTCCAAAAAGATAGTATAGAAGCGCAACCTTTAGTTGCTGGTAAAGAAAAGTGGACACAACACGCAGTGAAAAACCTTATAACAAAAATGGTTAGGGAGGATTATCCTAAAATCGTTTTTACATCAGGAAAAAATCAAGCAGACTATTGGAGAACACCGGGTCTTGCACAATACTATGATGTGAATTTACCAAATCAAGTTAAGAAAATCCTAAAAGGAATTGACAAGGAAGCGGTAGAAATCAAAACTTTAGGCGATGAAGATGCAAAACATATAATCATCAACAACACGCAAAAGATAAAAGATTTTATTGAAGGCAAGTTAGATGTGCCGCAAGGTTTTGGAATTAGTGCTGTAGCTCCGGTTGTAGGTTCAGGACTGTTATCGATGCCTCAAGAAAACCAAACAGAACAAAATATTACAGGCGGTCTTTTAACTTAAAATGGGGATAGAATATAGAATACTTTTTAGTAGGGAAAATCCTTCTCCTCAATATGTAAAACTTTTAAATGAATATAAAAAGATGCATGAAGGCGGCAAGGTTTTTGACGGAAGGTCACTGCTTGCTTGGATTGATATTATCCAAAAGTTATTACAAAAACATTCTTGTAAGACGTTGTTAGATTATGGTGCTGGTCAAGGCACTTTATACACAAATAATTATCATAATTTAAGTAATAAGTTAGATTGTAAAATTCAAGATTATTGGGGTTTAGATGAGTTTTGCTTATACGAACCAGCGTTAAAAGATTTTGACATATTACCTGATAAAAAATTTGATGCGGTCATTTGTACAGATGTCTTAGAACACGTACCAAAGGCTGATTTGGGGTGGGTTATAGAAGAAATGTTTGCGAGAGCAAATAAATTATTATTTTTTAATATAGCAACCTACCCGGCTTTAAAAACTTTTGTAGATGGAACAAATGTTCATGTATCATTATTCCCGGTAGCAGACTGGTTAAGTTTTATTGAGAAGATACACAACCGTTATCCGGCTTTGACGGTTGAAGTATATTTCGATGAATACAAGGACTTTGAAGTTTTGACAAGTGGGTACAAACTGGAGGGCAGAGATGCCAGAAATAAAAATACCTTATCGTCCGAGACCGCTACAGCTCAAAGCGCATAATAGAAAAGAACGATTTGCCTTGCTTAGTTGCCATAGGCGTTTTGGAAAAACTGTTTTTGCTATGAATGAGCTTATTAGGGCAAGTGCTACTTGTTCATCAAAAAATCCTAGATTTGCATATTTAGCACCGTTGTATCGGCAAGCTAAGGCTGTTGCGTGGGATATGTTAAAACATTACTCGCGACCGATTCCGGGTATGAAATACAATGAAGCTGAGTTGCGTGCAGACTTTCCAAATGGCGCAAGGATATCTCTACACGGTGGTGACAATCCTGACCATTTGCGAGGTTTAGGATTTGACGGTGTAGTGATGGATGAGTATGGTCAAATGTCATCTAGGTTATGGGCTGAAGTTGTTAGACCAAGTTTAGTTGATAGGAAAGGTTGGGGCGTATTTATCGGTACACCCAAAGGTTACAATAGTTTCTACGATTTGTATGAAGCGGCTAAAAAAGATTCTGATTGGTATGTTGCTATTCACCGAGCAAGTGAAACAGGCTATGTAAACCAAGATGAGCTTGATGCCGCGAAAAAACAAATGTCTGAGGAGCAATATAACCAAGAGTTTGAGTGTTCATGGACTGCCGCAATACAAGGTAGTTATTATGGACGTTTACTTGAGGAAGCGCAGAAAGAACAGCGTATCAGTAAAATTAATCACGACCCAGCTCTTTTAGTAGAGACATGGTGGGATTTAGGTGTATCTGATGCGACTTCTATCTGGTTTGCTCAAAGAAATGGCGCAGAAATACGTTTAATAGATTATTATGAAGCTACTGGCGAATCATTAGCACATTATGTAAATGTACTAGAAGATAAAGCAAAATCCGGTAAATGGAAGTTTGGTAATCATGTCTTTCCGCATGATGTAAGACAACGATCTTTAGACACTGGTAGAACAAGGATAGAAGCTCTTAACTCTTTAGGTGTAGATGTTACAATAGCACCAATGCAAAAGATTGAAGATGGTATAGAAGCCGTCCGTAGACAGCTAAAAAACTGCTGGTTTGACGAGTTAAGATGTAAAAGAGGCTTAGATGCCTTAAGACAATATAGAGCGCAATATGACGAGGTTAGAAGAACGTTTCGTTTGAAACCTTACCACGACTGGGCATCGCATGGATCAGATGCGTTTAGATATGGTTGTGTTTACACTCCAACTACAAATGATTGGCAACCAATTGAATATAGTTCCACAGGAATAGTTTGATGGCAGAAAAATTAACAGATGATCAGATAGCGGCTATATGTCGAGCTGAAGTAGATGGCGCAAGCGGTAACGCGGCTGGAGAGATATCGCACGAAAGAGCCGAGGCACTAGATTATTATTATGGTGAGCCTTACGGTGACGAGACTGAAGGTCGTAGCTCTGTCGTTACAAGAGAAGTTATGGAAACGGTTGAATGGATTTTACCATCTTTAGCTAGAATATTTACTGATGCCGATAACATGATTATGTTTGACCCGGTTAATGAGACTGACATAGAACAAGCAAAATTAGAAACGGAAGCGTGTAACTATGTTTACTGGAAACAAAACAGAGGTTTCTATAATACTTATACTTTTTTAAAAGATGCTTTGTTATCTAAAACTGGTATTTTAAAAATCTATTACGATAATACGAAAGAAGAAACAAAGGAAGAATATACTAATTTAGACGAAATAGAGCTAGGTCAGTTACTTAATGATCCTCACACTGAAAGAGAAATAATCGAGATGGAGGAAACTGAACTAGGAGCGAATGTTACATTTAAAACTACCGAGAAGATCGGGCGTATAAAAATAGAACCAGTGCCGCCAGAAGAGTTTGGTATTGCACGTTACGCTAGATCACCTTATGTAGAAGATACTAATTTTTGTTACCACAGGACTCTTAAATCTTTTTCAGAGCTAGTCGCGATGGGTTATGACATCGAGCTGATACGGTCATTACCTTTTGATGAGTCAGCTATGACAGAAGAAGAGTTAGCTAGACGTAATAAGACTGATGAAGAAGAACCATTTGACTTTGTAGCAGAGGAGTCAATGCGTAACTATTTCATAACAGAATGTTACATTCGCCTTGATAGGGATGGTGACGAGATAGCTGAATTATTGAGGGTTACGTTAGCTGGCGGTCATTATAGTTCAGGATCTAGCAGATTGTTAGATATTGAAGAAGTTGACCATATGCCGTTTGCAACTTGTTCTCCTATACTTATGCCGCACAAATTTTATGGTTTATCTATAGCTGACATAACTAAAGATTTACAACGAATTAAATCAGTTCTGTTGAGACAAATGCTTGATAATACTTATCTTGCTAATAACTCTCGTACCGCTGTAAATGATTCACACGTTAACCTTGATGATTTATTGACATCGAGACCCGGCGGTGTGGTTAGATACAAAGGTGAGGGCGCGGCTAGTCAATACATAACTCCAATACCGCATAATCCGTTACCAAATGAAGCGTATTCGATGATGGGGTACTTAGATGATGTAAAACGCCAAAGAACAGGTGTTGGTGATGAGACTGCTGGTTTAGGTGAAAGTGCATTAGCAAATGTAAATACAGGGGTAGCGGCACTAGCTTTTGATGCGGCACGAATGAAAATTGAGCTAATAGCACGTATTTTAGGCGAAGTTGGTTTCAAAAGTGCATTTCGTTTAATACACAGATTATTAATGCAAAATCAAGATAGATTAATGATGTTGAACGTTGCTGGTAACTTTGAGGCAGTAAACCCGGCAGAGTGGCGTAAAAGAGAAAATACTACCGTTCAAGTGGGCGTTGGTTCAGTATCAAGAGAGAGAAGGATGGTAGCACTTGAGACTATCATGGCAAAACAAAATGAGTTAATTGCAAATGGTGGTATGGGTACGTTAGTTCAACCTTTCCAAGTGTATCAAACGTTACGAGATATGACAGATAGTTTTGGATTACAACCACAAGCGTACTTTACTGATCCAAGAACATTACCGCCTCCGCCACCACCACAGCCAGATGCAAATGCAGAGTTAGCATTAACACACGCTAGAGCTTTGGTTATGGATGCTGAGAGTAAGATGCAACGTAATCAGATAGATGTGGCAAGAGTTCAAGCAGAGCAACAAATAAGATTTAGAGAGCTTGAGTTAAGGCAAGCAGAATTACAGTTAAAAGCAGACATAGAACGTCAGAAAGCAGACTTAGTCCTTTTACAAAGTGAAAGTAAAGGTGATCGTGAGATTGCTAATTTAGAAATTGAAATACAAAAACAAGATGCTGAGAAGCGGCTAGAAGCACTGGAGCTTGAACTCAAGACAGTGCAACAAGAAAAAGACCGAGAGGTTGAAATATATAAAAATCAAATGAATAATCTTACTAAATTAGTTCAAGAAGACATGAAAACTGGTGGAAATGATTTTCAAAAAGTAATTGATGATCTAAAACGTGATAATGAAATGCTGAGAAAGCAAATAGAGGATTTTAATGGCACAGAGGGATAAAGAAAGAGCATCGCAAGCGCAACAAATTTTAGATAATCCCATTTATCAAGAATCGGTAACTTTGGTTGAAAATCGTTTAGTTCAAGCGTGGCAAGATACTGCCGTTTCTCAAAGAGAGGAACGAGAAAAAATTTATCAGATGTTACTAGCAATGCGTGATATTAAATCGCACATTGAAGGAGTTTTTACAACCGGAAAATTAGCAGAGATGCAAGAGGAAAAAAACAATGGCTGAACAACAAGAACTTAGTATTGAACAAAGAATAGAACAAGCAATCATCCCACCAACACCGGAACAAGTACAGGAAAATGCTCCAGCGGCACAAGAGCCGCAACCTGTAGAGCAAAACGTGCAAGAAACCGCAGAGGAAGTACCTGTAGAAGCTACAGAGCAAGCCTCTGTTGAATCTGACGCTGAGTTACTGCCTACAGACTCAGATGAGCAATTGCAAGGCGCAGAGACAAAAAATGAAGAAAGTGAATCTTATCAGCTTACTTCTTTGAATGACTTAGCAAATCAAATTGGTGTAGAGCCATCCG